GGAGTATAGCTTGGATTTTGATTTGGAACAATACGTCCCCAAACAAGAACCGGATTTACTAAACCCGTGGCTTCTACTCCCGTAACTTCTATAGTAGCCTGTGCGTCTACCGTAACCGCGCCCACTTGAGCGTTAGCTTCTACACCAGTAACAGAAACCTCAACAAAGATGCCAATGTGGACTTCGCCAACACCGCCAACGGCTTCAAGCCCCGTAACAGGGACATCCGCTTCTGCTATAGTGGTAACTTGACCAACGCCGCCCGTGGCTTCTAAACCTGTAACGGAGACATTGGCATCTGCTGTGACAGTGGCGGACCCCACCTCACCTGTGCCTTCAACCCCTGTAACGGAAACATTGGCCTCTGCAACAACCGTTGTAGTGCCAACGCCGCCCGTGGCTTCAAGTCCAGCCGGAAATACATTGGCCTCTGCAACAACCGAAACGCCGCCAACGCCGCCAACGGCTTCAAGCCCCGTTACCGGGACATTGGCCTGACCAGTCGCCGTTACTGTGCCAACGCCGTCTGTCGCCTCTAAGCCCGTTACGGAAACATTCGCCTCGGCAATAACCGAAACAGACCCCACCGCTCCTGTGGCGGAAACACCGTCCACAAAAACCTTGAGGATAGGAGTGCCAAAAGAACCGTCACTCCAGGTGGATCGACCCCACCCTTCATATAGAGTTGACGAGGCCATAACCTAGACCTTACGCGATACGAATGATGGCGTTAGATGCGTCCGCTGTTGGGAATACGATTGTGAAGTCACCCGCCGTTGACGTTTTGTCCGCACCAAAATCAAGCACAACAACCGACGGATTCGTCACCGAAATCGATGTTGTATTTGGTGTCGTATTATAAATCAACGCGCCACGAGCAGTGATTGTCGCTGTCGTGAATGTCTCATCAGCAAAGTCAGTTAACGCTGTCGTCCCTGAACTCGTCGGGTCTACGTTAGTCAAAGCCTGCCCGGTCGCTGTATAGCCCGTGCCACTTACTTCGTTAGTAGCCGAATAAGCGGTCGTGCTTGCGTCAAGCGTAGCAGAGCTTGTATAAAGTGCGATCTTAAACGTGTCACCGTTTGCAAGATCGAAATCGTGGACACCGAACAAAAGTTCCTTCTTGAACGATGTACACATGTAGTTACCAGTAAAGGCCATGTCACATTCTCCTTATAAGTTCCGCAAGTTCTGGGTGCCCTGCGTCTGTAAGTGCATTATATACCGTAGTCCTGTCGCTTTTAACAGCCTCTCGTAAGTAAAATCCAACCAACTGTACGATCCGCTTCTTGAACGCATGGGCCTGCGCTTGTATCGCAGGATGCGCCTCATCTGAGACAGAAATAATCTTATCTGCACACCGTTCCGCTATTTCTTCTGGCGTAAAGCCTCGGTTTTGAGTGGTGTGTACCTCAACCTTGAAATCCAGTGTATCACCTTTTGCGCTAGGAATCATGATCTATCCCTCACAACTGGGCCTTTGCGGTACTCATCAATAGTCTCTTGAGCTTCACCCAGGTTTTTCAATCTTGACACCGCTTCTACAAATCTTTGGTTATACATCTGCATTACGTTGGCATCGCCCTTCATGTAAATGTACGCCTCGATCAAGCAGGCGTACAACAACGCTAACTCTGCGTTCTGTGACAACCATGTCGTGCCGTCTTCCGCCCCTGCTGTAATAGAAGCAGGGCGGTATAGATAGTGAATGTCTACAGTGTAGGCAGCGTCAGGCGTTGGCGCGATAATAAAGTTATCCACATCGAACTGAGCATAATACTTGGGTTGCCCTGTCGTTGCAGCATCCGGGGTGTACGTCTGTACAAAATCCAAATCTTTATACAACAAAAACTCTTTGCTGCCGCTTACGTCGATGCTTAAAGAAAACGGCGCAAGGAAGTCTGACGGAGCAGCAAGGTACTCGTTGCCGCTGGTCATGTTTCCAAACTGATTCTTTTGGAACAAGTTAAGCTGCACATTTTTTAAAATGCGTTCCTCGGCAAGACGGATAAACAGCGGAAGATTGTTGACAAAAGATGTCTCGTCATTCTCCGTATAATCCTGAATAGCCTGCTTTAGCTGCGCGTATGTAAAACTCATGTCGTTACCACCGTGACTGTTCCAACTGAACCTGCTGCAACTAATTCGTTGTCAGGAGAGATCCCTGGTTGATAGTTAAATCCCACAGGGTTCCAGCCCCACTGCACTGCCCGTTGCTCGGAAAGCTGCGTCTCAGGACGAGGATCTCGTAAAGCCTGCGGATCTGGATACGCCTTGGGTGGATACAACTGCGGATGTTTGGGCTCGAACTCGTCTGGGCCAACCTTGGCCCCCGTCCACTCCACCTTCATCTCACGAAGACGGTAACGGCGACCAGACCGATCAGATATACCCCAAGCATTTTTACCGCTAGCGTATGCCATTATACCCTCAAGTAACTCAAACTAGGCTGCAGTTTCAAAGGAGTCCGACCTTGGTCCTCGTCCGCCGCACGTTGGAACTCTTCTTCATATACCGTCTTCAACAATTGAACGCGCTCCGGCGCACGTTTCATCGCCATGTAATAGGCCAGCCCTGCAACCATACAAGGGAAAAAACGAAACGGCATGTCCGTTGTATTAACCAAAGAATCGGCATCTTCAATCCGACGGACATAATAGTAAATCAACTGATCCGTTGAGTTCTCTGGTACAGCCCAAAGGTTGATTACAGGATCAATCTGCCTGTTCAACCAATACTGGCTAGTACGGCCTTGAGTCGTTTTGTTTGGAAGAGTTGCATATTCGCCACGGCTAATGCGCTCAACCTCAAAGTCTGTGCCATTTCGACGAACCACCACATCAAGGAGATCAACCACATCATCCGTCAACGTCTCCTGTGCTTGACCTTGGGTAAGAGTGATCGTGCCCTGCTTGACCGTCCACAAGTTCAACCCACGGTTTGCCCAGTCTGCAAACATCAGGTTCAAAGATCTGCGAGCCGTGCGAGCATCGTAGCCCGTGCGGACCTCTAATCCACACCGCTCATACGCTTCTTCAATAACCTCTCCTACATCGAGGTTAAAATCTCTTGAACCTGAAGTTGCCATTAGCTGCTTCCTTTAAACGACCCACCACGGCCAGCCATGACGCAGCCCCCAGCATTGTAACCTTTGACTTTGCCGCCGTACTTGTAACCTTTTTTGATCATGCCGCCGCCCATATAGCCGTTGAGCATCCCGCCATTTTTCTTCTCAATAACACCGCGACCTATCAAGACATCCTTCTTGGTCACTTTGCCGTCTCCACTTAGATCCTTCATAACATACTCCTTTAGGTTCTCAAAACACTCTTACCAAGCCGCCGTTAGCTTTCCAATTAATCCGTTTCGAAGATTTCTTCTTCTTTGCCGCTGACGTACACTGCGCCATAGTAGGGCGACAGGCCGGATAACCCTTACGCTTTTCTCCCTTTTGACGCCCACAGGGCTTGCCAGTCTTACAATCGACCCAACCCTTCCCGTCATTCTGGGAGAACCATTCACGCAATGAGTTCTTTTTCTTCGCCACTAATACGTCCTCGTACTCTTACGTCTATTTTCTTCAACGCAACCGCAACCAGAAGCGATCATCCCGCCGTCTTTGTAACGATTACGCGCTACACGTTTAGGATTGTCCACCGCAGCAATAAGACCGCCTTCAGCCTTTTTGTTAGTAGATTTTCCCCAGTTTTTTGCGCCCACCTTTCGGCACTTCGACAGGGCTCCCGAAGCGTAGGCGCTGGGCCACACCTTGTACCGACTTTTTACTTTGTGGTAGCAAGCGTCTTTCTTTGTCTTTTTTTCTGCCATTAGTCCGCTCCTGTGGAGGCTTGGATACTTGTTGGGCCATAGACATCCGACTTATACTCATGATGCTTTGCACTCCGTACTAGAAAGTCTTGCCACATTGGCTTTATCATATTGTAGTTTTCATCAACCTTATAGCTGACGACAGCCATATTGGCGTTCATGCCGTATAACTGAAAAGCACCCCAGCCTAAAAGCAAAGTGATTATCGTTGCGAAAACATCCTGAGAGTTGATCCTCATAGCCCTACCACATTTTACACGACCAGTAACGGGCCGTTAACTTGTCTAGCTTCTTCGTATCACACCCATGACGCGCACGGAAAGACTTACGACGTTTGGGATCCGACTTCTTGATGGACATCTTGGCATCCCCGAAGCGAATGATTTTTTCTTTTCCGTCCTTACACGCCTTCACAACAGACTTCTTCCCGCCAGAAATCTGGCGCTTGGGCTTGTTGCACTTCATCTTGGACTTGTCGATCTTAGCCATAACTACTCCACAATCACTGATATGGTAGTGTTATCGGGAATCGAAGCGTACACACCTTTTTTAGCTAGTATACCATCCCCAGGAAGAAATATTTCATCCATACCTTGAGAAGTTTCATCGACTCTAAGTAATACCTTTCCTGACGCTTCTGAAGCGTTGTCGTAAAGTACGACATGCCCTGTGGCTCCTGATTCATATGTCAAAAGCACACCTTGAAGCCGACAGCGCCGTTGAACCAACGCTGCCGAAGTCTGAGAGTAAAAGGACGTTACCTCACTGCCGACCATCTCAGCACCTACGACAAGATAATCGTAAGCTGATTTGCCGAACCCGTAAACGCATCAATATAAACGCCTGCAGTGGCAATGATGCCGTCGTCAGGAATGTTCATAACATGATGCCCTGTGGGAAACGTCTGGGTAAGAAGAACAGTTCCGTTAGTATCGCCGTTCTTAATTGTGAATGCGCCTGCTGCAGCAGCGAAAATTACAACCTGACGGAGACGAGAACGAGTCGGACCAACAATCGCAGCTGTTGTGCCTTGAACCCAATTATATGCGGTTACTGGACCTGCCATAAAAGCCTCCTATTAAGCGAGGTTATTGTTTTGCTGGTACAAAATTGTAAAACGAACTAAACCCGCATTTGTTGCAGCAGAGCCAGTAACAGTTAAACGAATATCCGCTGTGCCTGTGTCTTGCCATGCTAATGCAGCACCTGCTTGCGTAGTTGGATATTTACGTCCCGCGTCTGTTCCACTTGCAAATGTATTCAAAATAGTTGCTGCACCACCTACGGTATCACCAACACTCAAGTTTGTTGAGGTATTAGCCGCCGTGATAATATCAATAACGCAGTCAATAATTTGAGAATTTGCAGGAATTACAACGTCAGTAACTTGTGCAGCTACTGCTCCGCCAGATAGATCCACTGAAAATGTCTGAGCCATAACGACTTGACCAGTGTTCTTAATATTTGATCCAAGGGTTGTACCCGTGGTTTCTTTAATGGTCCCTGCTTTAATAGGACCTGAAAAAGTTGTCGTACCCATGTCGATCTCCTGTCTAGGTAAATGTCAGCCGCACCTTGCGACTGTCAGGGATGACTAAACAATACA